TTGTTGCTAAAGTGAAAAAGGTCTCCGCTGCTGCACGTGGCATGGCCCAACGGTTTGCTGCAGCTAATAGTACGTTCTCAAGTGTGGGCAGAAACATGTCTATGTTTATCACTGCCCCAGTTGTGGCGTTAGGGGCATCTATTTTCCGGACAGCTGCGGGATTTGATGAGGCAATGAATGGAGTGGGTGCTGTTACCAGAGCAACCGCAGAACAAATGAGTGCTATGTCAAGAGTTGCAAAACATCTTGGTGCGACAACTCAATTCTCCGCAATTGAAGCAGCACAAGCAATGAAATTTCTGGGAATGGCCGGACTCAATACTCAACAGGTCATGGAAGCCATTCCCAGAACTCTTCAATTAGCAGCGGCAGGAAGTATGGATTTGGCACAAGCTGCAGACATTTCCACTAATGTACTTACCGCAATGGGCATGCAGGTCCGGGAACTTGGTCATGTTAATGATGTTCTGGCTTTGGCTGCTTCCCGATCAAATACCGATGTTCAACAATTGGGAGAAGCCATGACTACTGTGGCCCCAATTGCCCAAACTCTTGGGGTTAGTGTGGAACAGCTCACAGCCTATCTTGGTAAAATGGCAGATGGTGGGGTGCGTGGGAGTAATGCCGGAACACTCTTACGAAATGCCTTGATGGCCATGTCTAATCCACAAGAAAAAGCTATCAATGCTTTCAGAGAACTGGGACTGAACATCAATGATTTCCGGGACAATATGGGACGTGTACGCAATGTCCCGGAAATGGTACGATCATTACGGGAGGCCGGGGCCAGTGCTGGTCAACTGCAAGCTATCTTCGGGGAACGGGGCTTCAGAGCCATCGCATTGTTGATGAAAGAAGGCGGGAACAATTTGGATGAGTTCACTAATGCGCTGGTAAACTCAGAGGGGGCCGCTCAACAAATGCAGGAACGTATGATGAGGGGACTTCCCGGAGCCGTAAAACTACTAAAATCTGCTTGGGAGGGATTGCAACTTGCTATTGCGGATAGTGGATTAAAAGAAACCCTGGAAGGGGTGGTTCGGGGATTTGCAGATTTTATACAAAATTTGTCTCAGGCCAGTCCGTGGGTATTGAAACTTGTTTCTATATTATTCGGACTATTGGCTATTCTTGGCCCCCTGGCACTCGGTCTGGGTGCAGTGGGTACGGCAATGACATTTTTAGCGGCTAATCCTATCGTATTGACTATTGCGGCCATTGTGGCAGGGTGTGTAGCTGCTGCTGTTGCACTGGCGGCAATGAAAAGCAGACTGGATGAATTGAGGTCTGCCACAGAAGAGTCAGAAGCAGAAATGTCTGGGTTAGAAATTGTGAACCGCAGACTTCAACGTGGGTTGTTGGAAATAGGGCCACTGGCTATGTTTACCCGGTTGTGGGATAAATTGAGTGGACATTTGAGCCGGGTATGGAATATAATCAATACTGGGATTTTACCAGTATTTATAGGGGTAGGTGATCAAATGTCCAATATTACTGGCCCGTTCAATGATTTTATAAATGCTATTCGTCCTGCATTTCAACCTGTAATTGATTTGTTTAATAGTTTTGGAGAAAGTGTGACCCGTGTAAAAAACTCTATTTCAGAATTGTATGAGGCAATACGCTCAAAAGGCGCAGCAGTCCTTGAATTTGTTGGGAAGTGGACGGGCATTACTGGAGTCATCGGGAATGTTCGTTCCTTACAGGACCGTGGAAACAGAGTTCTTGGCCGGGAAGGTGGGGGGCAAAATTCAAGAACGGATGTAGTCATCCGGGTAGAGGCCCAAAATGGAACTCAGGCCGTTATTGGTGGACAACGAAACAGCGGTCCAGCTAATGTGATTACAGACCTGAATAGTAATATTCTGGGCCGGACTATTCCCTCATTTGGAGGAACTCAATGAGTTGGAAAGATGAAATGAGACAAGCATCCTTCAGGGGGGTGAAATTTTATGTCAGTGTGAGCACTACTTCCATTGGCAGAAAAGTCAAACTGCATGAATACCCCAACCGAGACAAACCATATCCACAGGACTTGGGCAAGGCTGCAGACCGTTTCCAAATTGAAGCCTATGTCATACAAAATAATGACAATGATTTTAATTACATGAAGGACCGAGACAAACTAATCAAGGCCATAAAAAAGAAGGGGCCTGGGAAATTAGTCCACCCATATTATGGAGAAATTGAAGTATCGGTATTGGGTCAGGCATCCATTAATGAAACATATAATGAGGGGGGAATTGCTCGGTTCAGTATTCCCTTTGTTCAAGCAGGAGACAAGGACATTGCCGATATTGCTCCGGACTACCCATCACTAATGGACAGCCTTGTAGCATTGGCCCAATCCCTTGGGATTGATAATGCAGGGGCAATTCTTGACAGTGTGATGACAGCTGCTAATATTGCCGGTGATGTAGTGGCCACATTAAATAAAATTCAACAGGTCGTGAATTCAATTCGGGGGGGAATTGCTGCAGTTACTGCTGCGGTAACGGGATACATAACCAATGTTTTGGCCACATTAAATTCTATTATTGACGCCCCTTGTGACATTGCTCAGGGCATTTTATCCAGTGCCCAACAATTGGAAAATGTTGTTGGATTGGGGCAAGAGGTTGTTACTGGGGGAATAATTGGATTGTGTTCTGGGACGTTGAGGAGTAATAATGAGACCATTACTCTCAATGGGGGAGATATTCCAGAGGGCTTGGGTGCTTCTATTGTCAAGGGTATTGCTAATGCTGTAAATTATGATTATGCTGATTTGGGGTCAGAGACCTCTGAAGATGGACTGGAGGCACGGGCAGCCATTTCCAATACATTAAAATTGTCACTATTTACTACAGGGGCCAAAATAGCTATCCGGACCAATTTTTCCAGCCGTGACAGTTTGTTGGAATCCATGAGCGGGTTTTCTTCTGCCATGGAAAATTTTCTTGATGAACTCGGTGGGCAGACCGTAAACAATGATGACACCTTTTCTGCGATGGCGGAGGTACGAACAAAATTTGTACAATACATGTTGGGAAAAGGCCAGTCATTGACCAGATTGACTCAATACAAAATTCCATTTGATACTGAGTCTACATTGACTTTGGCTTATAAAAGATACAACAATATTAACAGGGCAGATGAAATATTTGCCATGAATAGAAATGCCATACAACACCCCGGATTTCTACCGAGTGGAGATGAAATAGGGATATTGGAACAATGAGCGATCTGGATTTCAAAATAAGCGGTCAGATTTTTTCTGTCTGGGAAAAGGCCGAAGTGTTCCGGACCATGGCGGCATTGAGTGGTTCTTTTGCGGCATCTACCTCTAATTTCTTTGACGGGGATGATGCGGCGTGGCAGATAAATGTAAATGACCCATTTATACTTCAAGCGGACAATACCAAATTGCTGACTGGATATTTGGATGATTGTAATATTGATTATGGCCCTGAATTTCATCAGGTGATGTTCAAGGGCCGGGACAAGACTTCAGACCTGATTGATTGTTCATACGAATTTTCCCCAAATGAATGGAAGGGACAGACCATTCAGAGACTATTTGAAATAATAGCAGGGAAGTATAGCATTGCCATTTCTGTGGATGACTCGGTAAATTCGATTGTGGCCAAAACAATCCCAACTTTCAAAGCAGATGAGGGGGACATGGTTAGTGACATTTTGTCCCGGCTATGTAAGGATTATGGCTTTTTGGCATATACAATTGGAGATGGGAAATTGCTGTTGACCAGTTCCTCTTCTGCCAGTCAGTCCACAGACCCCATTATATTGGGACAAAATGCGACACGTGGATCATTACAGCAAAGCAACAAGGACCGATATTCAGAAATTCATGTCAAAGGTGTTGGGAATGGAAGTCCAAACAAAGGGATTACTGATTTTACTGAACCATATGGTATGGCCAGTGACGGGGTTATTTCCCGTACACGTCCATTGGTAGTTTTCGCAGATGGCCCCACAGATTCAGGGGTTTGTCGTCAGAGGGCAAAATGGGAAAGTATGCTCAGAGCCGGATATTCCCGCAGGTTATGGTATACTATACCGGGGTGGGAACAATCAGATGGGAAAATCTGGGATATCAATTCATTGGTCCGGGTCAAGGATTCATTTCTTGAACTCGACACTACTATGTTGATTGACAGTATTCGATACGTGATGCAAATCGAGGGGGGCCAGTACTGCTTAATTGGGGTGGTTCATAAAGACACATACACTGTCGCAACTACTGCAGGGAAAATCAAGATGAGGTTTGATGGATAGGATAATTAAGGTCGTGAAGCGAAAAATATTTTTATTACTGGGACGGGCATTATTGACGGCCATAAATGGTTCTGCCCCTGTTCAGACAGTGCAGGTCACTGGACTCCATGGGGAAATTATCAGTGACGTGGAACACATCCAGCCCTATGGATTTACAGCAAAACCCACAGCAGGCAAGGATGTATTTATGGCATTTATCAATGGCAATAGAGATCAGGGAGTGGCGTTGTTTGTCATGGACAGAGTAAACCGGCCCACTACTTTGAGTGATGATGACAGTATGGTTTGGACGGTGGGGGGACAGCAGGTTTGGTTAAAAAATAAAGGCAATATTGTAATAGATGCCGCAGGGAAAAAAGTTGAGGTGAATGGGGATGCTGATAATGCAGTGGCTTGGACCGATCTGAACACAGCATTACAAAATTTAGTATTGGCTATTAATGCAGAATTGGCAAAAAAAGTAGATGGCGGAGGGACTCCGGGGTCATTGGTCTTGGACCTTTCTCTGGCAAAAGTGGAGGATGTTTTATTACCATGAGCGATTTGAAATTGAATTGGGATAATGATTTGATGAGTGGTGATTTGGGCTGGGGGTCTGGAGACCTTGAACCAGAAGATGGACTAACCACAGCAGTGTATATTTCCCTGTTTACTGATCGCAGGGCCGCAGACGATGATGAAATTGATAATCCGGAGGACCCCAGAGGATGGTGGGGGGATCAATTGTCAGAAATCCCTGGGGATCAGATTGGAAGCCGGTTGTGGTTGTTGGACAGGTCCAAAACAGATCGGGACACTTTACTCAGAGCAGAAGAGTATGCATATGAAGCACTGGAATGGATGATTGAAGACAATGTGGCTTCAGAAATTACCGTCACTGCTTTCAGAAATACTTTGATCAACCCAGTGACAAAAAATCGGGTGGAGGTTTTGGGACTGGTTATTGTAATCACTAAACTGGAAGGGACAGAAGAAAGTTTTGTATTTGATAATTTATGGGATGCGCAGCTTGCCGCTCAATAGGAGGATTTGAATGCCATATGAACGTCCGACATTAACCACTGTTGTTACCCGTATAATGGATGACATAAAGTCCAGAATTGAAAATGCCAATTCTATTCTGCGCAGGTCCATGCTTAAAATATTGAGCCGGGTTCTTGGTGGCGCAGTCCATTTGTTATATGGATTTATAAATTTTTTATCCGACCAGATGTTCATGACTTCTGCGGATGAAGAATATTTGGTTACTCACTGTGAGGAATATGGAATACAACGTAAAGCAGCCGTTAAAGCCACTGGAGAAGGAACGGCTACAGGGACAAATGGATATATCATATCTGTGGGGGCATTGCTACAGACTCCAGACGGCACAGAATATTCTGTAGATAAAGATGTTTTAATATCTGGTGGAATTGCCAATCTGTCATCGACTGCAGTTATTGCTGGAGTTGATGGAAATCAGGACCCCGGAACAGTTTTGACCTTTGTGTCCCCAATTACCGGAGTGGACACCACTGTTACTGTTGATTCAAATGGCATTACTGGCGGTCTGGATCAGGAAGATGTAGAGGACCTGCGGGACCGGGGATTAACCCGGAAACGGCAACCCCCACATGGTGGCGCAGATTTTGATTATGTGAGTTGGGCATTGGAATACCCCGGAGTTACACGGGCGTGGTCTTTCCCGCAATATCAGGGAGTGGGAACCATAGGTTTGGCCTTTGTCCGGGATAATGATGAAAATACTATATTACCGGATTCTGATCAACGTCAGGCCGTCCGGAACTACATAGTGTCCCATACTAATCCATTGACTGGATTGGTTGTTGGATGTCCTGTAGGGGCAGAGCCGGGTCTATATGTTATAGACTTGGGCCTTCATTCACTTGATTTTACTCTGGCCATATATCCTAAGACCACTGCGGTCCAGAATTTGGTACAGGCCAAACTACAGGAAATGATTGTGGATCTGTTGGGGCCGGGGGAAACCAATTACAAATCAGACATAATCAAGTATGCCTCCAGAGCAACAGGACTTGTGGCAGTTCGGGTAGAATCCCCTGAAGAGGATACAGCCATTGCTGTAAATAGAGTCCCAGTGATGGGGACTATTCAATTTAAGGATTATTAAAAATGGCAAGGACAGATATTCAATATAAACGGTTGCTCCAGTCACTACTTCCAAAGGGGAAATTGTGGACCAGAGATGATGATTCATTACTGGCTCAATTATTATATGGATTAGCTGGGGAATTGGCCAGAATAGAACAGAGGGCCGAAAATCTTGTCCGGAATGAATTGCCCATGTCCCGTACCACTGAATTGATATCAGAACATGAAGATGATTATGGTCTACCCGAAACAGGAGAGGAACTGGCCTCAACTTTGGTAGAACGCAGGGCTGCATTGTCTGCCAAACAACTTCTCATTGGACGACAGGACCCCAATTACTTTATTGAAATTGCAGTTGCTCTTGGATATGACATATCTATAACAGAATATACTGTCCCACGTGCCGGGGTTATGGTAGCTGGTGATTCCTGCGGAGTCCCGGAAAATATTTTTTACTGGCTAGTCCGAGTTAGTGTAGACGGGGACAGGGGCGCATTTGACTGGGCCTTTTGTCCGGAGTCCTTTTCTTCACTTGCTGGAAATTCTCTGGACTGGATGCACTCACTTGTGCGGTGGTATGGGGACTTGATAAATCGGATTTCCCATATCAGACCCGCTCATATGATACTTCGCTGGGACTGGAAAGACCGGGCCTTTGATCGGTCATTTGGTTGGGACTTTATGGCCTTTCCCACATATGATGGTACGGTAGTTCCTGAAGGATATGATGGGGCTTTTAGTGATGATTTCGCCAATGTGGTAAGTTATGATGGCAGATATTTAATTGGGGCATTTAATTCTGGATTTACTATTGATTATGATGCACATGTCGGAGAATCCTTTTACAAAGATCATTTTAGTGCAGCATTTGCACGACCACAATAATAACAGGAGGTAACAGCAATGGCTGATACTCAAAGAACAAGAGCACAAATATTGGCACTGTTCGCAGATAATGTCACAGGTCAAATTTCCGCACAGGACTTACGGGACTGGGTTGCCACAGTGATGGAACTGGAATTTGCCAACCCCGGAGACTTCTGGTCAAGGCCACAACCCAAATATACACTAACGGACAAAACTGCCCGTGGATGGATTCTGTATTCCCAGTATGTTGGCAGTGATGTGAGTTGGAGAAACATGGTATATCAGGATCAGTCTACTGGGTACTGGATGCGAGCAGACGTGGCAGACTCAACCAAAAATGGAGTTGTGGGAATGGCTATGGATTCATATGCCTCTGATGTTTCCACGGCTCAAATTCTACTTGAGGGCTGTGTGTATGATAGTGCGTTGAGCACTGTATTTTCCCGGCTCATTGGTCGTCCTGTTTATCTGGATTCAGGTGTCCCCGGTTCAATTTCCGTAGGTATCACTAACAATAGTGTTTATATTGTTGGATATGTTATGGGTAGTGACAATCATGGGGGCAGCGCAATTGGAAAATTTTATTTCAAGCCAGAGTGGTCTGTCAAGGGCGCATAATAAAACAGGAGGGCTGTAATGCATAGAACTGAAGGAGCAGATAACGTCAACAACCAATTCACTGATGGCCCTCCGGGAACAACTGTCAGTGCGGCTTGGTTGAATGCGGTACAGGAGGAAATTGCGGCAGTCATTGAAGCCCAAAGTATTGCCCTGTCCCGTGAAGTTGATGATCAAAAGAATCAACTTAATCAGGCCATTGATAATAAAATTTCAGCTGCCATTGTTAACGCAGAATCCTCTCCGGTACGTCAGACCGTACTGGAGGGGGCTGTGGACAGTGACGGATATGCGGATTTTTTAAAAGAGAATGTGGCAGATGAAATTGAACTTGAAGCCAGTGCAACAAATTGTAAATTAACATTGGCATATGGGAACATTGATTATCTGGTCAATCTCATTGCAGACATTACCCCTGCCAATTGGCAGGGGTTAACTGGTGTAGGAATATTCTTTTTGTACGTAGAATATAATCCAACATTTGAAACAATTAGCTACAATAAGACCCGTATCCGACCTCAGTATGGTCAGAAATTCGACATAACCAAAAACGTACTCATGCACTTTGACGGTGATAATGCTTCTACTACCATGACAGATGAGTATGGTAATGTCTGGACGGCAGTAGGTAATGCACAACTGAGCACCGGCGATAAGAAATTTGGCACTGCCAGTCTGGAGCTTGATGGAACCGGGGACTATATCAAGAATGAAACCATCACAAGTCTTGGTGATAAGTTCTGCATAGAACTTTGGTTTCATACTGATAATAAGACAACAGCAAATCAGACACTGTTTTCCGCTGGTAATGCTGGTGGGTATGGTCTTTGGATATTATTTAATGATTCCGGATCTGGCAACATAGATTATTTCATCTCTGATAATGGTTCATCGTTTAACATTGCAAACAGTTGCAATGGAACAAAAAACTCATACAATAATGATCAATGGTATCATCTTCGTATGGAATGGGACGGGGCAACTTTCAAGGCTTATGTTGATGGGGTGCTTGACTACAGTGTAGCAATGACAAATCCAATAAACGCAGTTTCTAAAGTATATATAGGTGCAAGAGCAGCAGATGCCTCAAATAATCTCGATGGTGGCATCGACGAGTTCCGTATGGACATCGGCTACACCAGAGATGAAGAAGCATTTACACCGGCGACTTCTGCTTACAGTCCCGATGCAGTATGGTTCGATATTTAC